TTGCTGTTTTCTGCAAGTGTTGTGCTTGAAGAAATTGCAGTAATTGCAACACCAGGAGTTCCGTTAAGAACTAAAGTACCAGTGGTTGTAATACCAGTAACTCTAACATCTCTTGCAAAAGTCGCATCCAGATCAGAAAGAGTGATTAGTGTAGAGGCATTTGAAGCACTTCTAATTTCGTTAACAACTGCCTTTGCTTGGAAAGAAACATCACCATTGCTAAAGAGATATAATGCGTTAGAACCTCCACCTGCTTTGATATAAGCATTAACTTCATTGACATTACCAACACTTAAGATACTAGAAACACCTACATTACCATTAGCAGGATTGACTGATAAACCAAGACCAACTCTTATAGTTTCTCCAGTTTGTCCAGCAAATGTATCAACAAAAGGAACAAAGTAATTTGCATTTGTTGATGTTGCTGTAGTATCAACTGTTGTTGCTCTTGTTGCTGTTGATGCAGTACCACTTAATGCACCACTGAAAGTTGTTGCAGTAACGATACCAGATAAGTTTGCATTATTCCACCTTCTTGAACTATCACCTAAGTTGTAAGTTGCGTCATCATTAGGGAATAATCCAGAGGTAAATTCACCACCAACATTAATATTATCACCTGTGCCATCACCAATATTAATTGTTCCTCCTCTAAATGTTACAATTCCAATGAATTCAGATTCTCCACCAATATATAAATTACCACTAAGACCAAGATTTCCTGTTACAGTTGCACCAACACCTGTTGTTTCAAACTTCTTAGAGTTATCGTAATAAAGTTCTACTGAACCATCGGGATTAAAATTAGCAAGAGTTTCATTTCCTGCTGCATTTAAAACACCAAACTGACTGGATAGGACATATAGACCTCCAGTTCCAGTATCTTTAAGAAAACTATTATCTCCATTATGGAAGATTTCTAAATCACCACTATCACCAAGATATAACTTATCATTATCTCCAAGTTTTACATCAGAACCAAAAGTAGCAATTCCGACTACATTTAACCCACTTCCTATGTATAAACTTTGTGCAATTGTTACATTCTTATTAACACCAAGACCACCATCAATTTGAACCGCACCAGTATCTGCATCTCCTAAAGTATTTTGAGTGGTATCTGAAAAGGTTACAATTCCTGAAAAACTACTTTGGCTGACCGCAGCCCAAGATAAAGTTCCATCTGCTCCTGTTTTTAAATAATAATCAGCAGTTGGAGTTGCTGGGAATGTATAAGTTACAATTCCAGCAAGACTATCTGGTGCCTTGAGTGTAATAAAAGACGTTCCGTTCGTTGTTCCTTCTACCAGGTTTACACCACTACCTGTAGATGCAGTATTTTTCGTCCAATATCTATGTGAACCAACAAATTTATTGTTGTTGGTAGTACTATCAATACCAACATAGAGATCATAACTATCAGTTGTAAATCCGGGTTCACCAGCCTGAAGCCCAGGCAAATTTGCAAGAAGACCTCTTTTAAACTGAATTACTGGTGAGGGCATTTTTCTATTTTAATATTCTTATTAATATTTAGTTTTAAAAACTCCCACCATCAACATTTTTGAGTAAAATATTATCTGTATCTATTTCTTGTTCTACAACATCAACAAAAGATGTTGGTATATTAGTAGAAAATCCCAGTAATGTATCAATACTAATTGATTCAAATTTACCACTGGTAGAATTATACCTAATTAAATTTTTATTTTTAGAATTATTTAATGTTCCTAAATTCACATCCTTTAAATCTCTTATTCTTGAAGGCATTAGAAAGCACCTCCATCAACAGATTCAATTTGAACTGCTCCTAAATCAAGTTCACCCTCTAATACATCAACAAAATCATCTGGTATATCATTATCTTCTGCAGATACTGACAATAACTGATCTGCAGAAATTAAAACAAATTCATCTGTATCATAGTCATACGAAACGATTAATCCATCCTTTGATGAATTAAGCGTTCCAAAATTAGCATCACCAAGTTCTGCTAAAAGATTTGCTTGACGAAGAGATTGAACTTCTTTTTTTGTCTCTTGTTTTTTTTTAATCGTTGCTCTTTGTGATGCCTTTCTGACTACAGACATTTGATTAAGTAGTAATTCCTGCGGTTACAATGGACATTCCTTCAACTAATCTTGAAACTGCTCCAGATCCAGACGTTAGACGAACATCATAATAATATCTTCCTGGAGATAAACCAACAGTGGTTCCAGAAGTCATAGCAATAGCAACTTCACCAATTCCACTTGTTATTGTCACTGTAAAAGATGTCGAAGTAGATGCACCTGGATGTTTTTTTAATTTTGCTGTTCCAGTATATCCAGTTAAATTTGAAAGGGATCCATCAGATTCAGTAGAAACAAAAGTTTCTGAAAAATCAGCTCCTTGCGGAATTGTAATATTAAGGACTGCATTGGTTGCCATGGTTTTTTAACTATTTATTTTATGTTGTTTTGTTATTTTTAAGTAATTTAGATAATTCTGCAGTTGATCCAACAAATAATGCATTAGTTACATTTGTTGTATTTTTTATTCCCCTCCCTTCTTCAACATCTCTTAGTTTTTTTTGCAAATCTAATAATTTATCCGTAGCATCGGCAACATTTTTTATCAATTGGCCAGCAACTTCGTATGCTCTTGGTTGATCTGTTTCTTGTGCCAATTCTAAGATTGAATTTATAGCCTCTTGTCCTTTTTCTATAAGAGAATACAAATTTCCTCTTGTATATTCATAATCTTTTACAATATCATTTTTGGTCTCATCAATTTGAATTTCAGTTGCACTAATTTCTGGGGAAATAATCAAATTATCAGCATCTTTTGATTTTTCAATATCAAAAGTTTCATTTAAACTTTTAAATTTGTCCTTCATAATTACAAATCAATATTTTGAGATGGACTATACTCTTTAAAATCTTGAAAAAAAGTTATTTCCTCATTAAATCCAAAATCATCCCCATAATTTATTAAATCATCATCCGAGGCAGTAACTAAATTGACTGAAGTTCCTATAATATGTCCTTCAATAGGACTATTTTCATACCCTCTTTTTACTACAAGTTTATTTCCATCTTTAGAATCAATGTACATTAATTCACTATCAACATATATTCTTGATCCTTTAATAATTTGTGATGCATCAGAAACTTCAATGTAATTTGTCGATTCATCAACATTAACAGAGAGTGTTGTAGTTGCATCATTATCATAGTCTTTTGTTGCCCTTGAAGTGACAGAATATCTGACTTCTCTCCTTTTACTATCAATTCCAGACATGTAATCCAACGTGACTTTTTTGATAATTCCAGTAGAAGAAGTTGGAACTGAACCAAATAAGTAAGTTTTTGCGGTAAATCTTAATGTATATACAAGAGATCTTCTTTTTGTATAATCACCTTCATAATCATCAGTAAATGATACACTATCTAAAACTATTGGTATATCCCTTTTTTCGTTAATTGGTTCTACTAATTTGACAGTTAAATTATAGCTTGGTTGAAAATATGATAAAATTTGCTCAACTATCTGTAAGGCATCATCATTAAGTTTAGTGATGATATTGACTTCGAATTGCATATTATATGGAACTGGCATGTAAACTTTTTTGCCAGTATCTGTAATAAAACTTTGAGTTGTTGAAACTTTTCTTGCAGAATCATAGTTTAAACCTACAAATTCAAATGACATCCTGGGAAGAGTCATTTTTATTGGTTTTAATGCAGATGGATCTTGCTCAATTCTTGCTAAAAACTTTTGAATTGGTCCATAAGCTAAAGGAACTTTTATGACACTAACGGTATCATCAGAATCATTGACGTGATGAATTTCGATATTATTGAAAATATTTCCAAATGCAACAATAGTTTTTCTAAAAATTTCGTGATAAAAATAACCAAACATTTTAGTGTGTCCCTTTACTTATATTTAACAACTAAACTTCTCCGAAAGGATTTCTTTCACTAAAGTCTGTAATTTCATCACCTTCAGTTTCAAATATATCATTTTGTGCATATGAATCCACCAAATTATCTGTAGTCACTGATTGGATAGTATATACTGCAGAAGATGCTGCTCCTGTTATCCTTTCACCAACAGAGAAGTATCCATCTATGATTGCTACCTCAAGTTTTCCTGTCAAAGATGTCCAACTTCTTACTTGTGCTGTGGTAGAAGTTGCTGATCCAATGACCGTTTCATTATAAGCATATGTTCCACTCCCTACCGAAGATGGTGAAGAAATTGTTATTGTTGGAGAAATAGTATATCCAATTCCTGCATTTGTAATTCTAATTTCAGAAATAGTACCTGCTGCAGAAACAACCGCAACGCCAGTAGCTGTGACAGCGTATGAAACATTTGATGGTGTTGAGAATGTAACTGTTGGGAGAGTAGTATACCTACTTCCTCCATTTGTAATTGTTATAATTCCTACAGAAGATGCTGATGTCGCAATTCCAACTACTGCCTCAGCACCATTTCCACCACCACCAATAAAGTAAATTTGAGGCACTTCAGTATATCCATATCCGGGATTAATAATTACAACTCTATCGATAGAATATGCTGTTGTTAATCCAGAACGAGATGTCATAATAGCAACAGCTGTTGCCGTAATTCCAACTCCGGGGGGAGATATAGCAACTTTTGGGGCAGATCTATAACCTTGACCATCATTTATTAAAGTTATCTTTTGAACTCCACCAGTAACTTGTGAGGTTATTGCTGAAGCTGTAGTTCCTACTCCTACCAAGGTTAAAGTTGTAATATATCCATGCTCTTTAATTGTTTCATCAACTTCAATAATACCGGTATCAATATCTTCATCTTCATATTCAAAAAGTTCGCATCTTAATTCATAGACATAATTTTTTCTTAATTGATAAAAAGGATTTTCTGCCTCCACAAATTTAATTTCAAATAATTTATTACCTAAAGGTAAAAATATCAAATCTCCCTCATTTGGTCTGATAGATGATTTGATATTTAGTTCATTTTTAATCAAATCCTTAATATAAAGTTCAAATCTTTCTGCAGAAATAACTAAAGTTAATTCATCAGAAACAGCAATTCCAAATTTGGTTAAAACATCCGAATTTTGTGAGTATCCTTCATAATTTACCACATAAGCCTCTAAAGGATATGCATTATCAAAATTTGATTGTATAACTTCTTTAATTATTTTTTTTTCTGTAATATATTTTCTGGGTAAGTAATAAATTTCTACCCCAAACATTCTTAAATGTTCATTAATTAAATCTTGTATTAATCCTTGCTCTCCCTGAGAACCTTGTAAAAAAAATGGATTTAGCATTATCCAATCATATCGAGTGGTGGGAGTTCAAATTCGATCATCATTCTTTTTTTAATATCTTCAAGTTCATTTACTGCATCTTCATATATTTCTCTTCCATTAAGTTCAACACCACCAGGAAGTTTAACTCCTCTGAATTTAATTAAATTTTGCCCCCATTGTTTTTTAATTAATGCAGTTAAATAAGGTTTTAAAAAAGAATCATTCCAAACTCTTGGGGCATCGGATGGATCTAATACCCTATAACAATCAATAATTAAATATTGTCCGACAGTAATAGATGCCCAATCCATATCAATATATAACCTATCTTGTCTTTTATTAAATCTAATCATTTTTTCTGTATTCAATAACCAACTTATATCTTCAAGATATCTTTTAACCATAGTATAACTTAACAATTCAATAGTGTTAAAATAATAAACATCGTTTAGCATCAATTGGTATTGAATATTAAACATTCCTTGAGAAACTGTATTATTTCCATCTACTTTAAAAATTTTATTTACTCCGATAATGGTTGGTGGCACTTGAATATAATTTGAATTTTCTTCAAAAGAAAAAGTGGTAGCAGTCCCTACAATAGTTGAACTGGCAGATGTTGTGGTGATTCCAGAAGATGTTATTGATCTAGCTCTTCCTCTATCAATGTCCTCTTGTGTTACTTTATATTTTAAATACATATGCATTACGCCATCAAAATGCCGTTCTTGAAAATACTGAACAGCATCATCAACAAGATCTTCTATTTGTTCATCGGCCACATTTATTTCTAAAACCGGATATCCCAGTTTTCTTTTACAATAATCTATAAGTTCCTGTCTTGTAGATGGTTGAGACATTATAAGATACCCCTGATACAGGTATTTATAGTTTACTTGATAGTTGAATTATCAAGTTTTTAATTTGAGATAAATCATCCTTTATTGTATTAACATTCTTTTCCAAATTTTCTATTCTATTTTTATCATTTTGAATTATTTTTTTATGATTTAAATATTGTTGATACGATAAATTATCAGTATTAACAATTGCATTGGAATTTTTATCTCTATAAAGATTGGGTCTTCCTTCAACAGGTATTAAATTTTTCATATTATGCTAAAGCAATTGCCCTAAGTTCTTTAATTAATGGAACTCTTGATTGATCAGTTCCCGTCATAATAATTTTAATAGAATATCCATCAAATTCTGGAAGTTGATCTATACTATATTCATAATCTTTAAAGTCACTATTTGTTGAACTTGGTTCAATATTTTGATCTGGATTTCCGTTGCTTTGTGTTGGGTCTATTATTTGACCGTTAGAATCAATATTTTCATATCCCGGAAAAAATTCATAGACGGAATTAATCTCATCAGAATCTTTTCTCTTCAATTTATACATTACTCTAATATCAGAAGTATCTGGTCTAATTGCAGAAAAAAGAACTTTAAGTGATGTTGCAGAATTTGCAAGATTTACCGTGTTTGAAACGTAAACTGCAGAGTGTGGATCGTCAAATTCCTTTTTTGTTCCCAATGTAGTTTCACTTGTTCCCGGCCATACTGTGATTGGATTATTAATCCTATTAGAGGTAAGTATCATGCTCACTCTTTCCATATCAATCACTGGAGAAACATTTTTATCAGCAGTAAATAGATCGAGAACAAATGTTAATGATTTATTTCCTGGTAGATCATTTAAATTAGAATCTTCATTGTCTTTGTTTGCGATCATTCGAAGTGAAGAAAGTGTATTAACATTATTAATCTGCACAGGTTCAAATCCTAAATCTTCAAAGGAGGTTTCTGATCCATCTACACTTGTCGCACTTATAGTTCTAATTCTAGATCCAATTCCGGTTCCTTTTGGTGTAAAAATATTTACATTTGGTGTGATAGAAGAAAATACAATATTTTTGGATGAAATTACAAATTCATCTTTTGCATAATTGAAGTTGCTTCCAAACTTAGTTTCTTTAAAGTATAAGTTTGGCAATCCACTTGCATTGTTGATCCTATTTAATCCATAAGTTGTATTACTCATATCTATTTTTATATTTAAATAGTCAGAGTCAATTGGATTAGGAACAGTTGCAAGTGGAGATGACGTGTTATGAACCCTATTAATTCTTCTTAATGACACACCATTAAATTCATATTTCATAACTAAATCGTTTGCCGAATGAGCAGTTGCTCCCCCAATTCCTGTTCCAGCAGAATTTGAATCAATTCCTCTGGATATTCCTGTCAACACATTTGTTGATGGATTTACTCCTGTATATGAAATAAGTTCATTTTGGATTTTTATATATCCGGGATTTGTTGAAGATACTCCAACATTTTCAAAACTATTGAAAACAGAAACGGATTCAACTGGGATATCTGAAGTTTCTGAAGAATTATAATCTGATATTAATTTAGTTGGTTTTAAATCACTCTTTACATTATTAAGTCTAACCAAATTATTAGTTGCATACATTCCATGATTATAATTTTGAAGTTTTAAATGCAATCCATCAAATGTAGTATTTTGTTCGATATAAGATACAGTTGCAAGACCAATATAGCTTGTGATACCAAGTGGAGATTGGTAAATTACTCTACTTCCAATTACATTGTCGTAATTGCCTTGAACATTATCAAGAATAAGAGTATTAAATGCGCCTATTGATTGAACTGATAATCTTGCTCCATTACCAAAAGCAATGGATGTTGGAATTCCAACAATATCACCAACTCTGTATCCAAAACCACCATCTGTAACTGTTACAATTCCAGATCCAGCAACATCAAGTTTTTCATCAACAAAATATATATTTGCTTTTAGACCAGATCCATCACCCGTAATAGTTTCAAGTTCAACATTATCATATCTAAATGTCGTATATCCCGATCCAACAGAATAAGACGTTAATCCAGTGCCAGCAGTTGCGTTTTGGGTAACAGAACCTCCAATTCCAATTAAATCACCAGAAATTGATTTATCGGTTATACCTATACTTACACCAGGAACTATCCCAACATAATTAGAAATATTTGAAGAAAGACCAACTTTGATTCTGTTTGATTTTGAACTTATATTACTTGGATTTAATTTTTCAAATGTTGTGTAATCACCACCCTCAATTGGATTATAGAATGAATATGTACCTGGATTTGTTGTAAACTCTGCTTTATAGAGTGTAAATTTCAAATCTTCATAACTACTTGGTTCCCAAGTTGAACCATTTTGTGACTTGAATAATGATCCAAGATATGGTTGTTGAGATACAATTTTTTTAACAGATTCTGGTCTATTTCTAGTTGTTATGTCTTCTTCACCCATTCTCGAAATCCAAACCTGATATTCAGTTGAATCTGAAAGAAGAACAACTGCATATTCTTTATTGTTTTCTAAAAATACTGGTGCCTCAAAAGTTATTGTTGTTGGTGTAAGACCATCTTGCGATGTTACAATTTGATCTGGCAAAAGTTCAATCTGGGAAAATGGGAGAACAAGACTTGTTGGAAGACCAGTTTCTATAGTTCTTAATTGAATAATTACGGGAATATTTGTAGTTGCCTTTGAAAAGAAAAATAAATCTATTTTTGTAACAAAAATTCCATTTGGGGAATCAATTTTAAATGATTGTGCAAGAGGATCATGATAAACTCTATTTTCTCCAGTGATATTTTCAGTGACTTGTGTTTGTGTATTGATGAATTGAGTTGATGATGAAGTAGAGATGTCTGATGACACAAGAACTCTTTTATCAGTTACAACTTCTCTATTGATTCTGGCATTTCTTATTCCAAGTTCTGTGTTTTGGGATGTTTGCAGTAATCCCTGAGAATAAAATTCTTCTTCAGCTGAACTACTAACAGAACCTGGAATTGGATTATTATCTTTAATATTTATGAGTTTAAATTTTTTAATTCCAGTTTCAAATGAAATTGTTGCCGTTTCTGGAACAAAAAATGATCCAATTATGGTTCCAACATTATCCGTGATGAGTCTAACATTACTTACTCTGGCTCTTGCCCCACTACTTGCACCAATAAGTGTTGATTGATTTTTTATCAGTCCATAAAAATTACCAATGGCGGCCTCTTCTAAAGATGCAGTATCGACATTTAATATCGTAGAAGATGAAGTATAAACACTTGATATTGTATTGTTTATGTCATATGGATTAATTGTATATGTGGTTGTTGGAGAATTATATGGTCCATACTTATGATTTGATTGAGCAACTCTAAACGTTGCTGTAATTTGAGATGTATTGCTAGGATCATATGCATTTACAGTCTCACCAACTTGGAAAATTTTATCCAGCATTGCAATTTCTAATAATTTTGGATAAGTGAAGGAACTTACATCAACATTATCAAAGAATGAATAAACTTGAGTATTTGGTTTTAATTTGCGAGCAAGAAATTCAATATTTCTTGCTCTCATATATCTTATAAATTCATTATTTACAATCCTTTCTCCAAGCATTTGAGAATCTACTTGTTCAGTAACGTTCCATCTAATTCCTTCTCTTGATTGATTTAAAGTATTTGTTACGGAAGTTGTAGCATTTATTGCAAGTCTATCCGTAGTCGTTGTTGTTTGCCTTACACCTGTGGTAGTTATGTCTACAACACCGTGGCCATCTGGATCCTCTGTTCTAACTCTTGTGAAATTTTCTGAAGTTGACCCTACAATTTCATTTCTCGCAGTAAGAGAAACGAAGGAAGAAACATCAACTCCAATCCAATCTGTTTGCCAAGAAGCCCAATCAATGGGGCTAAAACCAGTACTTTGATCAATTTGTAATTGTTGGATTGTAGATGAATAAGATCCTTCGATTCTAACTCGATTTGGTTCAATTTTTCTTGTATTGACCCAAGTATCAGAAGATGGGTTTAACTCAATTATTCCACTATACGACGTTACGAGGAAAGGAGTTACATTTTCTATTCTTGTCGCAAATTCATTTTTTACAAATACCGTATCAGTATAATTAAGAGTGATGATTTTTTTATTACGTTTGATGTTTTCGTCCTGAGCATTTTCTTCATATCTATAATCAACATTTACATCTTCAGTAATTCCAATCCCAATAGCAACAGATTGACCAATTAAATCTACGGCATTAGTATAGTGTGAAGGTCTCAGATATCCTTTTCCAGTGTCAATGCTTGATCTAAAAATAGGATTTCTAATATCATGTGCTGCATGAGATTTAAAATTATCTACAAAAAACCCACATTTAAACCTATCAAATCCATTTGTTTTTATTGAAAGTGATTCAGTTGATACTTCAAGTAAAGAAAGTTGAGTATAATATTCGAGACTTGCAATTCTATTTTCAAGTCTTGATATATCTTGCATTCTATATCTTTTATGAGTAGCATATGTTACTTTCACATCATTTATATTATAAAGATATGCAGGAAGAACAATTGTAGCAATTTCTAAAGATCCATCAATATTTTTTGGGGATACTGGATTATCTGATGCTATTCCTTTTTGAAGTTGAAAATTACCTTCTTTACTTAAAAACAATCTATCAATTCTTGGTAAATAATAAGAAAAACTTGTAATAAATGTTTCATTGGGTGAAAAATAATATGGTGATGATTGTCCTTGACCACTAAAAATTCTCGATCCAAATTCAAATGGTGAAATAGATGAACTCGTATTATAAGCACTAACTCTAGGTCTAATATCAAGAGTATCACTTAATCTTGTTCCGTTTAAAGATGCTATTGACGAATATTCCTCTATTGGATAACTATCTACAGTATATACATCACCACTGTCAGAAGATTCCACAACATAATTTTGAAAAACTATTTTAATTTTTTTACTGAGATTGAATGCGGAATTTCTTTTAATTATTCTAGAAAAATCATAATAATTTTGTCTTTGACCACTATCTAAATTATAGTTTGAAGTAACAATTTTGTCTCCAATAGTAATTACACTACAAGTTCCTGTAATCCCAGATTCTTCAAAAGAGACGGATTCACCTGGAACAAAAGTAAAACCATTCAAATAAACGATTTCAATTGAAAGAGTTGATTTTGAAACTGCGATTGCAACTGCATTGCTTTCTGACCCAATAACTCTTTCTCCAATTAAAACATCTGTTGCGACGTTATTTGGTCCAGTTAAAGATGTGGGTACAAAAGAAATTGATGGTAATGAAGGATCATTAGTGTCTAATGACTCAAAAATATCAAGAATTCTAACTACATCAGGAACATTTAATGATATTTCATTATCTTGAATTCTTGTACCATAAACAGTGCTATAAGTTAAACCATCATTTAAAGTTGTAGCTCCAATTCCGGAGGAAATATTACTTGATCTATTAATAACAAGTGTGTTTATCTTATTGAGTTTTTTAATTTTTTCTTTAACTTTACTCTTTTTCAAAGATACGATAAGAGTTGCATTTGATCCAGAAGATTCACTTAAATTTTTAAGTTGTAAATTTTTAAATCCATTTGTAAAAATAAATTTGTCCGAAGTTAAAGGTTCTATTTTTCCATTAGCATATGTTAAAGTATATCTTTCATTATTGAATGGTTCGTAAATAAAGTCAGTCTCTAATGTAGGACCAGTAATTGCGTTTGCACTAAAAGAAGCAATATTATACTGTCTCTTTAAAGAAACATCAGTATTTTCCGTATCAATTGTTTGTATATTTGATTTTGACAATCTTGCAGTGAATGATGGATCTGTAATATTTTGTATTCTTGACGAACGAATTGAAAAATCAGATGTTGTTATTTGTACTGTGGTAGTATCACCATCACAAATTCCAGGCACGGTTGTAACACTAGTCAATCCAAGAGTTCTTCCACTTGCAGAAATTGATGATATTGAGTTAAAAGTGACTGTTGAAAATCCAGGTCTTGTGTAACTTACAACATTTCCTACAGTTGCAACACCTATGAAATTTGTTGTTGTTGACGTTACTGTCGAAATTCCAGTATCTGGATCTTTTGCACTAATTGTAAATGACGGAATGTTTATATTTGACGCAG